AATCGTCGTCCTGATGTTTCACGCGGACATAGTGCGTGACCCCCGTGATGTCGATATCCCGATCCACCGACCGTCGAGTTAGCGGACGACACCACGCGCCCCGAGTACCCCCATTGCGGAACGTCGTGCGATACCTCGATCACATCTCCGGGGACGCACGCGATGGCATCGACATCCGCCTCGAACGAACACGTAAGCGTTAAATACTTGTTCGAGTTGATGAGGAACTTCCCGTATTTGATCGCCAGGTCGCGGGTGACGCATCCATAAAGCGTCGCCTGCATCGTGTTGATCTCGTGCCCTGCCGTGTCGAAGTCCTGCGCGTAGATCGTCACCGTCTGCCGCTCGTAATCCAGCTCCGAGTCGAAGAACGTCACCTCGATGGCGTTCGCCCGATCCGTAACCGGAAGCCATTCCTCCTGGAACGAATCCGCCACGATGTTGCCGACCGTGAACATGAACCGCTGGACAGGCACGACTTCCGTGCGGTCTACAATGCAGGAGAACTTGCTCCCCATCTGCACAACACACCCGCGTCCGTTGGTAGCGATCATGTCCAATACCCTGCGGACGGACATCGCCTGATCTACATACAAGTTGACCGTGTATCCCTTCTCGGTACACCACGCCGCCCACGACTGAAACGCCCGGAAGTCGATCCTGTCGGCAGGCACTCCCCCCACGTCCCAGTTCGCAGGGTCATCCCCCGGTAGCGATCCCTTGATCCTTGCCCGATGCAGCAGGTGGTAGCAGACCCACGCCGGGTTGCTCGCGGAGTACGCGTACTCCTGATACGCCGCTCCGTCCCACACGGGAACCCTGATACGATTTACAAGACAATCAACGGAAGGCATCCCGCCGGATAACTGATCGGTCGCCAATGCGCGTACCGCGAGCAACGCCGTGCCGGGATAGGTGAAATCGTCCGTGATGATCTCCTGGAAACTCTCCCAATAGGTGTCGTTCCCGTACCTTGCGGTGGATGGCAATTCTTCCACCAATTTACAACGGATATCGTACTGCCCCGCCGTAACTGTAACGATAGGCGTCGATATATGCACTGGGGAAGTCTGACTTCGCGTGACGGAAAAATAATCGTGTAGTACAGTGCCTATGACGTCGATCTCTTCGTTATCAATCAACCAGTGCCATATGCCGATTGCCTGGATGTTCTGACCGCTATCGATATCGTAGTACCATACCCCTGTAGGGTACGCATCCCCCTCGACATGATCTCCCGGAGTCGTTGACCCAGCAGCAAGTTCTATCCAATACGGGATATTATCCTCCCCCGTAACCCAGTACCCACCCGACCACCGTGGAGTGACTACAGTTTCCGTCGCCGAATTGTACGCCTGCAAGCGAGTCCATGAATCCGCATCGTGGATGCTATACTCCACATAAATCTTAATCGTCTGCGCTTCCATCCCCCCACTGTTGTTAACGTAGTAGATCCCTTTCGGGAAAGAAAACGTGGCCAGTAGTTTTTCAACGGCGTTCCCGGTGGTGGTGCGAGTCGTCCATACGTCCGGGTCGGTGAGTTTCGCTCCTACGGCAACGTCGACACGGGTGTCCGAGAAGTTCTGCAATACGTTCTGCGCCGCAGTACCTAACCGGATGTCGCGGGACGGGATCACATCGACTCCCGTCATATCCTCCGTGGCGGTGCCGTTCACCCTCACGGACGTTATGGAGTCGACCTCATGTCCGGCCACCGCATACAGGATATTAAGGTATTGCTTGTCGTCGATGGATTCGATATACTTCCCGATGATCGGAGGGACCACTCGACACAGACCGAACACCTCTGGCAACGAACCGCCTTCCAATATTGCGTTCCCGCCCGGTTCCCACGAATAGGTCGAGGAGGAGGACGGATCGTTCCCGCCCCCTACGTCCGGTTGAGTCATCGGGAATATCGCCTGGATGAGCAGCCCCCCGGCGATATACATCCCGGTGGACACAACCGCCGACATCCCAGCAGACATAATGATCGGTAACGATCCAACCAACGCTGGGACAGCGACTATCAACGCCAGCATCGCCACGATCGCCAGCGGGTTCTTCCCGTCCCCGCCTCCTGGAACCGCGCAGAAGACGACGGAGGCATCCCCCAAGGGTACGAGGTCGTACTTGCCGGGATCGTCGATTCTGGCCCCGTTTATAGCGATTTCTACCGTATAGTTGCCCGAACCCTCGGGGTAGAAATCATCGATCAACTCCCGGATCGACTTCCCCGGCTCGAACTCCCGGATCTCGCGGGATGCCAGTGGGTCGAACGGATTCCTCACACAGACTGCCCTTATCATCCCATCCACCTATAATAACTCACTATTTTCCTCGACCAGTACGGGTCGTCCGCTTTGACCAGGTGGGATGCCCGCTTCTTCATCGTGTGAAGTATCCGCCCATCCCCGATGTAGACACCGACGTGCTGGATCAAACCGGCATACCGAGGATCAAGGCACATGGCGGCGAGATCTCCCGGTTCTGGTTTTTCAACCTTCTCCCACGCCCACCGCGCCTTCTGACCTTCATAGATGGCGTGGATGGACAAGGTATCGAAGCACGACACGTCGAAGTCCGGGACGTCCTTGCCGAACTGCCGCATGGCGGCAAGGGCCAGTCCCCAGCAGTCCATCCCCGACAGATCCCGTCCACGGTCGGCAAACGGGACGCCTATCAATCCCCTCATGCCACTTTGATCCCCCCGGTTCCGACACCGGGGAATCCTCCGAAGTTGATCGAATTAGACAGGGCGCGACAGCGGGTGAGCGTCTTATCGCAAGTCGTCTCTCCAAGTGCGTACTTGCACCACGCATCCTTGAAGATAAGCCGGCAATGGTTTTTGAGAAGCCTCCCCTGCGGGTACCGCTTGCGGAACGGATTCGCCGCTCCGAGCGTGAACGTCGCCCACATGGAATTCGTCTTCGGATTCATCAACTCGAAGACGTGTTCCACTTCCGGGTCTGGATTGACGATGTCGTACAGTTCGTCCGTGAGCGCACCGGCAGAACCCGTATCCGTCACGGCACCGTCCGCCGTGGTATCTGTCACGACGCCGCTGGAAAATGATCCCTGGTTGTTGACGACGTATATCTTCACCTCGATGGATGAATACCCGGAAGTCTTCGTGTACAGGTCAAAGTCCTGCAGGTACGATTCCATCACGCGGGTCACGTTGGAAACGCGCAGCGTAACCTGCGGAACTTCCCCCTTGGATTCCTCGGATATGTCGTCCAGCTCGAACGGGAAGGCGATCCATGATTCTTCGCGCCATGTGACGGACTCATTGTTAGAAGTTATGCGGATGGGGATTGCAACGCCGGGGATCGTTATCTGCAACATCAGCAACCATACGGTGTTGGATGTGAGTTTATTCTTCTCGACGATCCCGTAGGAGGAGATCGTACGCATCAGATCGTCTCCAAGCCGACCTGCACCGACCTCACGCCTTTATTGGAATGATTCCATTTCAGAGAATCCTCTGAGAATCGCACCGTGTAGGAATTAGATGTCACCGGCTCCGTCCATGAGAAGGTGGTACCCACATTCGCGATGAAATAGGCATCGAGCGTGCCGTAGTCGGCCTCCGTCATCGCAGTCCATACCAGCGTCCACCGTCGAGTTGCCCGCGTGGACCTGGGGCGGGACTGGACATAGTTTCCATCAAACTCAGTGCGAATCTGCGGACGATATACTTCCCCGCCAGTCGTGTAGGTCGGAGCAACGATGGAAGGAAAAGCCACGGTCATGCACCCCCAAGGGCGGTACGCAGCCCGTGTACGTTGCGGTTCAATCCGTCTAATACGATGTCAATCACGGTGCCGGAGAGGTCGAAGGACGCGGTTGAAGATTTCGCCCGCACATTTTCCCCGGATTCGTTGCGGATGTTCACAGTGACGTTGCCCTTTCCGCCGCCGTTCGGCGTGATGCTGCCAGAGGAAGACGGCGTAAACAGTTCCGGGCCACGCTCGCCGACGAGGTAGGAAGAACCGCCGAATACGGGGCCGCCGGAAGCCATCGCAGCGACCGGGGCACTCAACCCGAATGCCCCCATCAAACCCTGCGCGATGGGTTGGACGATGGCCTGCCGGATGGCGATCCGCATGATGTCGGCGATCACGGCATTGGCGAAATCGGTGAAATTCTTCTTGCCGGTCATCACGAAATCAGTGAGGGCGTCCGTCATGCCGT